TCTGGATTGGTTATTTTTCCAACAGAACATTTATTTATTTTTTCTTTATCTTCTAATGAATAAAAAACAAAGTTTAGTTTATTTTTTATTTTTTCAACGATTTTAGATTTATCATCATCTTTTTTTGCAATTGACTTAGAGCTTGATGTTATTGCTTCATCCAATTCGTCTTTTCGTTTTCCGTCTATATTACTATAATTATAATAAATAATTTCAATTAATTCGACATCTTTTAATTTTTGATTAAAAACTTCATCATTTAAGTTATATTTAAGTTTTAATAAATGATAACTATTATTAAATGCAATTTTAGTTTTACTAATGATATTTACGCTAAAATCTGTTTTTCCGTCGTAGCAAATATTAATAGCTTTATAAAAGATATTTGCTATTCTTTGTATTATGTTTAATTTTTCACTTTCACTTTTATCATTTAAATAATCAGATAGTATAATTTTAATATTTTTTGCAATATTGAAATGTTTATCATCATCAATTAAACTTAAATTAAGTTTAGTATTATCTGATGTATCATAATAATTAGATTGTTTAAATATATCATCATTTATAAATGTATAATATTTATAAGCAATATAATAACTATGTATTAATATCGCATCTGATAACATATTTGCAGATGACATTCCTCTATAAGTTAATAAATCTTCATCAGTTTCATTAAATAATGGATTTTTATATGTTAATATTTTTCTATTATAACTATAATTATTAATATCATAATTATTATAATCTAAAATATTATTCCACAAAACATTTTTAATATTTTTATATACTTCATTTATTTCATCATTTTTATTAAACTTGTCAATTATATCATTGTTTTTTGTATAAGTAGCTGAATCAATTTTATTATATTCAACTTCTTTTATTAATTCATATAATTTAGGTAATGTATCCTTATTATTACCAATGATATTTATAATAGAAATAGGCGAATAATCTAATTTATTTGCATATAAACCATCTAAAACATTTTCTTTTAACGCACATATATTAGAACCATTCGTAGCTGTGTATGGTAAATAACCCTTATTACAAGGTTTATAACATTTGCGAACATCATCTTTTGAATATATGCCAGCATCTTTTTGAAATTGATTGCCAAAATGATAATTAGGAACTGTTATCCAATCATACCATTTATTTTCACAAAATGCCTTTTTTTCTTTGCTTATATAATTAACATTAATTTTATCATTTTCATTATTTTTATAAATATAAGTATTATCATTTTCATATTCATAAAAAAAGTTATCTGGCAATTTTAAATTAGGAATAGGACTGCAAGTTTTTTTATTTTCGTTATAAGTATAAAATGGATTTTCGGCAACAATAACGCAATTTACATTAAAATTACTATTATTTTTAACAGAATAACATAAATCTTTTTTAGCAGGTTCATATTGATAAATAAATTGATTTTCAGCATTTCTAAAATCCATATTTAAATCTGGATTTGCAGTTTTAAACTTTTCAGTAAAAATATGATTTATATTATAATTATATCCAAACTTTTGATTATCAATTTTATATAATTTATTCAATGCTTTAAAATTGCAAACTTCATATGGTTTTATATATAAATGATCTTGACATTTATCAGCCATAATTATTATAATTATATCTATTTTATATAATTACAAATAAAAAGAATAATTATAATATTTTATTCTCTATATATTCCATTGGATATATTCTAGGATTACTAGTATTGCTTGGGTTATAATCTATCAATTTTGTTTTTAATATTTCAGGATTAATATTATCGCCATCAGTAAAAACAAAATCTTCTAATGAAATATCATTTGCCTTAAAATAATCTTTTCTATCTGTATTTGCAAAAGGTATATTTTTAACTTTATTACCTTTATTACCTTCATAATAAGCATTATTAAAATTATAATAATATTTAGTTTCATCTTTTGTTTTTTCAACTGGAATAACTATAGCACTATTACTTGAATTATATATTTTTGTTCTTACATCTAAAGGTAATTTAAAATAATCACTATTAGGATAATCATCTATATTAAGATTAAACTTAATATCAACTGGCTTAAATGCCGAATATATTTTATTTTCGATATTTATATTATGAATATTATTCCAACTACCATTATTTATAGTTTCACGCAATTGATTATTAATAGAATTGCCTACAATATCATTTCCCATCATTTTATTAAAACCATTTTTAATTGATGTAAGTTTCAATCTGTATTGTTCTGGCATTAGATTAATAAAACTTGAACTAACATAACTTCCTATTGATGGAACTTTTGTTTGAGTAAAAATATCTAAACTAGTTTGAGTTTTATAATCAAAATAACTACCTTCACCACCGCCCATAGTAAAACCTAATGCAATGCCAACAATAATAAGGATAACAATAATAAGAACAATTAATTTTAAAATAGGACTTGGACTTTTTAAGAAATTAAAAATTAATGTAATTACATTAAATAAACCACTTATAAAATTGGTGAATAATTTATAAATAAATAAAAAGATATTGCCCAAAAAAACTAAAGATACTTTAACTAATGAACTGACGTTATTATATAATGCTTGACTTTTTTTAAAACTTAAATTGTCTTGATTTAAGTTTCTTCGTTTTTCTTCTTGTATAATCTTTTCTCTTGCTTCATATTGCTGTTTAGTATCTGAAAACTCTTTATCTGCCAATTCTTTTCTAAGTTTATATTCATTAATCAAATCTTCTTTTTTTCCTAATATAACATTTTGTTCTATATTATCACCTACAAACTTTCCATTTATCGTACCAACTATATTTTCAAGAAAACTTTTGCCACCTTTTATTCGTTTTAGAGTTTTTTTTGTTTTCATAATTTTCTATTTATAATTAATAAATGAAATTATATTTAATTTTACTAATTATCATAATCTTTTATATTTGCTGTTATTTCATATTTCCATCAAATATTTTAATTCTACAAACTACAATTACCGATTTTAATTTTTCTTTATTACATTCAAGACAACCAATAGTAATTACTGATTACTTACAAGAAAAAGAAAAATTAATTCATTCTTGGTTTAATTATAATATTATTAAAGATTTATATGATAATGATAATGATAATGATAATGATAATGATAATAATGATTGGCAACAAAATAATTATAAATATTTATTTATAAATGCTAATAATGATACAGAAATAATTATATATAAGGCAAGTGTATTTTTTAGAATACCTGATGAAAATGAGCAAATAATAGCAATTAAATTAGAAAAAAATCAATCGATAATACTGCCATATAAATGGAGATATTATATAAAAAACAAAAATGATGTTCAAATGTGGGGTATAAATGATTATATTACTTCTTTTTTGGGGTTGCTTTTTTAGCAACTTTAACTTCTCCCTTTAAATCATTTTCATAATCTTCTAATATTTCATTTTTATGTTTATGCCATTCTTCCAATAATACTTTCAATTCATTTTCCCAGATAATAATAATTGATGTATTTTTAAGTTCTTCAATTTCTGTTTTTAACTTAAGAACTTCTTTTTCCAATTCTTCTTTCTTTTCAGTTGTAAGTTGAGAAATATGCATTCTCAGTAAATAATCATAACTATTTTCATATTTATAATATTCCTTTGCATCTAATTGTTGTTCAACATCTTTAATTTTTCTATTCATAATCTTAATATTTTCTTCAATAACATCAATAATAAATCTAATTTTAGCTGATAATATTAAATATTCTTGTTCCATTTTTTTAAGCTGATTACTTTTTCGTTCTTGATATTTATTAATTCGAGTATAACACCATTCCTTTAATATCTCAATTACATTTGCATATTTCTTAATATTTCCTTTTGTTGTGAATAAATGAAGATTATTTAAGCTCATATTTTTATTTGAAATTAAATTGAACTCATTCATAATTTTATCTCCCAATGTTTCTTTAGCAGTTTCAGTTAATCTTAAAATAAACCTGACATTTTTTGATGTATAATGACTTTCAAATGATTTTAAATAAGGATTATTTTTTGTCAATAATTCTTCAAGAAACTCTTTATAATTTTCAGTCCAAGTTCCTATCGGCAATTCTGTAATTTCTAAAGTAGTATTATTAATCCATTTATAACATCCTTTTGACGAATAAGTATTTTTTTCATTTTTAAAGATTTCACCTTTAAATCCAAGATAATAAGGCGAAATCTCTTTAATCTCTTTATCATTAATAATTGATATAGTTTTATTAATATCATCTTCTGTTAAAATTGACCCAATATTAGTTTTAATATCATTAATTATATCAAGATAAATATTAATAATTTCTTCTGGATTAAATTGAGGGATATTTGTAGAATAACCAGTTCCAATTCCAATCGAACCATTTACAAGTACCATAGGAATAATAGGAATATAATAATCAGGTTCAATACTCAAACCATCTTCATTAAGATAATTTAAAATATCATTATCTTCTTCCTTAAAAATAGCACGTGATAATTTTGATAATAATGTATAAATATATCTAGGAGATGATGCATCTTCGCCTCCTTGTAATCTTGTTCCAAATTGACCATTTGGAGCAAGTAAATTAATATTATTAGTTCCAACAAAGATTTGAGCAATTCCAATAATAGCTTCTTGTAATGAAGTTTCACCGTGATGATAAGCAGTTATTTCACTTACATTACCTGCCAATTGAACTACTTTAATTTCATTATTATAAAGTTTTCGTTTAAAACAAGCATACATAATTTTGCGAGTACTTTCTTTTAAGCCATCCATAATATTAGGAATGGCTCGTTCTAAATTGCGATTGCTAAAGTGAATTAAATCTTTATTAATGAATGTTTCATAGCTGACTTCTTCATTTATATAATCGAGAACATCATTTTTATTATAACTTGCTAACCATTCTTTTCTATCGTCGGCACGTTTCTTATTAAAAGCTAAATTGATATATTCATCAGATTTATCAGTATGTTTATAAATAATCTTTTTCATATTTTTAAAATAATTCTTGGCTTCTTCATCAGTCGATGTACCAAGTCCTTTATAATATTTAATTTTCCATTGATTTTTATTAGTAAGTGCTTCATTCCATTGTTCATATGAACTCATATTATAAAATGAGATGACTTCTTTATTATTTGTATTTGTAGCTTTAATAATCGGAGTTAATAGAGATGTTAGAAAATTATCATATTTATATAAAGAAGACCATAAGGTTTCAAATACATTAAACAATAATCCTTTAATATGACTTCCATCGTGATCTTGGTCTGTCATAATCATAATCTTGCCATATCTCAATGAACTAATATTATTCGTATAATCTTTATTTTGTTCTAATCCTAAAATCTTTTTCAAAGCAGTAATTTCTGCATTTTCAGAGATTTTCTGATAACTAACATCTTTAACATTCATAATTTTTCCTCGAAGTGGAAATACGCCATAATAATCTCTACCAATTACACTTAAACCTGCAATTGCAGTCGATTTAGCTGAATCACCTTCAGTTAAAATTAACGTACATTTGCTACTTTCATTTGTTCCTGCCAAATTGGCATCATCTAATTTCGGAACTATAATTTTATTAATCTTTTTACCATCTGTTCTAATTAATTTCTTTTGTTCTACAACATCACTTGCATTTAAAGCATTTTCAATAATTCCTGATTTATATAATTTATCATAAAACTTGTCTGATAATTCGCATCTTGAACCAAACTTAGTTGTTAATGTAGTTAATGTTTCTTTTGTTTGACTATCAAATGAAGGATTCTCAATAACAGATTTAATAAATACGAATAAATTATCTCTGATGTGTTGAGGTTTAACCGTTTTTTTCTTTTTTGCTAAAACCATATCGCATAATTTTTTAATAATGTTATTTGTAATATAATCAACGTGGCGACCACCGCGAATTGTATTAATACCATTCACAAATGACATCTGTTCATAATTGCCAGTTGTTGATACAGCAACTACAACTTCCCATCTGTCATTGGGGCTTTCATAATATCTAGGTTGAATAGTTTTTGTATCTAAAAATAAATCTGCATATTTTTCAAAATCTTTTACAGGGATTTTGATATCATTTAAATAAACATTTACAGCCGAATCAGTACAAGCCGAAACATCATAAACTCTACGTTTAAATAATTCATAAATATCATCTGTCATTTCTTTTAATCCAAACTTTTCATAATCTGGTAGAAAAGTTATTTTAGTATAAGGTTTCTTATAACAAGCCTTAATTTCAGGTACATCTTTTTCAGTTAAATTATTTTTAAATGTTTGTTTATAAATCTTCTTTTTAATATGATCAATTGTTTCAATTGAAAACTCTTTTGAAAAGATATTAGCAAGTTTAATGCCAAGTCCATTGACACCTCCTACTGTTCTTATAACATCATCATTATAATTCGATGATGTTAATAATTCTCCAAATATTAATTCTGGTATCCATAAATCATATTCGCTGTGTTTTACAATCTCAATTCCATTACCATCATTTAAAATCTCAATAATACCTGTAGCCTTATTAATCATTACTTTGATATTTTTAACTACAATTGTATCTGCTTTACCTTCTGCTAATTCATTTTTTGTCCTCACAGAATGGTCGATTGCATTTACAATTGCTTCATCGAAAATCTTAAACAAGCCTGGAATATATGTAATTTGCTTTTTAACTATTTTATTAGTATTATCAACAATATAAGTATCGATTGTATTCGGTTGAATTGTTCCTATATACATATCAGGTCTATTATAAATATGAGTTCGCAATTCGTGTTTCTTATACTTATTTTCGATATCACGTTGCATTCTGGGATTTATAAGACTTTATTAATCTTATTTTTATATAAATATAATTTCAATTTTTTATTTAATGGAAAATAAATATTTAAATATTTATAAGTTTAAAAAGTTTATAGATATTTCAAAAATAAATGTTAAAAACTTATGCAGTAATAAAAATGCTATTAATTACATCAATTATTTAATTAATAATAATCAAACAGAAAATATTGATTGGGTTTTATTGTCAGCTAATACTAAAGCAGTTCCATTGTTATTTAAATATCAAAGTAAAATCAATTGGTCTTTATTGTCTTCCAATAAAAATGCAATTTTCTTATTGCAAAATAACTTACATCAAGTTAATTGGTATTATTTATGTTGCAATGAAAATGCAATTCAGATTATTAATAATAATCTTAATTATATTAAATGGGATTTATTATCTTCCAATAAAAATGCAATTTGCTTATTAGAAAATAATTTAGATAAAATTGATATAATTCGTCTTTCCTTAAATCAAAATGCTGTTTTATTATTGCAAAATAATGAAGATATAATTGACTATTTTGCTTTAAGTAGCAATAAAAACGCAATTAACTATCTTGAAAATAATCCAAAGAAAATTAATTGGAAAACTATTTCCTTAAATCAAAATGCTATACATATAATTGAAAATAACTTAAATAAAATTGATTATGAATTATTATCTTTAAATCCAAATGCTATAATAATAATAAAAGAAAATCTCGATAAAATTGATTGGGATCGCTTATCGACAAATAAAAATGCAATAGAAATACTTGAAAATAATATTGATAAGATTAATTGGCAATTGATATCTTTAAACAAATCTATTTTTTATAAAAAAATGATTATAATCTGAATATTATTTTTATTATTTTAAATCAAAATGATTAAAAAAATGATTTATTATTATTGACAACTATTAAAAATGTTTGCAGACTTTTCCAAATATAACAATGAAATTATTGATGTTATTATGAATGAATATGAGGATGAATTAACTCTCCAAACTTCTTTATATAAGATTAAAATAAATGCATATGGTGAATGTTGTTCGTGTAGTAAGCTAAAGCAATATAATGATTTCGATTTTAAAAATCTGATTGGCAAGGTTATTTCAAAGGTTAAGATTATTAATAAATTGCCCGATGACCTCGTGCAAGAAGAAGATGAAGATGGCGATTATACATCTTACTGTTTTTATGAGATTTCTTTTAAAAATAGTAGCGAAAAGTTCAATTTTCTGATGGTCAATTATTCAAATGGATATTATAGCGGTTGGATTTCAACTAATATCGTTTTATAAAAACTTTTTTGTTAATTGAAAATGTTAATTATTATTATCGGTTTGCCTGCAAGTGGAAAGACTACTTATTTTAATGAAAATAAATTATTAAAAGAAAATTACAGTTTTTACGATGATTTCATATTTAGTTTTATGGATGGTGAATTAATAGAAGAAATTAAAAATAATAATGATGTTTGTATCACTGATCCAAGATTATGCAATTTCGAAATATTTCAAAATGTAATAAAAATAATTAAGGAATATATTGATGATTCTAATATAAAACTCATATTATTCAAAAATAATAAAGAGCAATGTTTAATAAATGCTAAAAATAGAATTAAAAAAAATGTAGAAAAAACAATTCATAATTATTCAACTATTTATGATATTAATAATTATAATAATTATGATTGCGAGATTATTGATGTATATTCTTCAAATATTTAATTATTAAATATGCAATATCTTCTAAACTTTTGTTTTCTATATCAATGACAATTATATTTAAACCCTTTTTTAATGCTTGACTGTAAGTTTCTTCGTGGAGTTTATGGATATTACGCAAATAATCAATGGTAATTTCTTGTTCGTTTTCTCTACCACGTTTTAAAATCCGTTCTAAACATTTTTCAGGCGATGAACGAATATAAATGAAATATGTTGATTTCCAAATATTATTAGTATTTTCATATAATTCAGTTATAATGTTGTTTTCTTGTGGTGTAATTAAATTATTTTCATACATATATTTATTAAAAGTGTTTTGAATAAATAATGGACTTCTTTCCATAATTATATTGTTATTACCTTCTTTTTCTTGAATCCACGAACGGTCTAACCAAACCCTAACCTGAAAATTAAAATAATTTTTTTTATTATTATACATATTATCCAAAAAAGGTTTCCACTTCTCAATTGGTTCTAAATCTACATAAATATTATAATTAGTATGAAGATGGTTTAAAATAGTTGATTTCCCAGCTCCTATATTACCATCAATTGTAATGATTGGCATTTTTTAATTATTATTATTAAAATTATCTTTAATTAAAAATATCAAATATCTTATTTGATTTAATTATTTTTTTAATTGTTATTGATGATACTTTGCCTTTTTGCAATTTAAGTTTTTGCATTAAACATTTAATATATCCTTCAATCATTTTTGTTATTTTATTAACAACTTCTGCAGATACCTTAAGTTTATAATAAATCAAAATATCTTTTATACATAATTGTATTGGTTTAATTGCCTTCTTTTTTGACGAAGGACCACCGCCTATTTGAGGTCTTGCAATACCATAAGAAAAATCAATTGGAAGAACATCGGCGTGTATTCCATTAGTAGCCGAATAATTGCCACTATTAATGCCATAAAACTCACTGGGCAATACAATATATCCTCCTTTCATTGAATTGACATTCCCGCACATATTATCTAAATATTTTTTAACTATAGTAATACTTTTTTCATTTATAGTTTTAGCATTATTTATAAAAGTAATAATTGAAGCTATTGAAACAACATTAAAAATTATATTTTCAATATATTCAGTTAAAAAAATTATAGATTTTTCATCTTTCATATTAATTTCATTTTTAATTGTAAAATTATTTACATAATCGTATAAATGGTTATTTTTCATATCTTTTCTATAAATTAGAAAGAAAAATATATGAACCCTGACGAATATAATTATATATTAAATGGAAGAATAAACCTTTTTGATAGTCATAGTAAAACAGCAAAAATACCAAATAATCATCCAGCTTTGTATAATGAAAATAATTTAAATACAATTAATAGAGTTTATTCTGGAACTTGTGTTTCTGAAACCTTTTTTTCAAAAGAAAATATCAATCTTATTCAAGAAGGTATTATAAATACCATTTATAATAAAAGTAATGGAATGTATGATATAGGAAAACAAAGCGAACAAGAATTAAATATCATAATGAGGTCAATTTATCTGCAAGAAGGTAAAAATCTTAATTTTGATATTAAAAATCAAGTTCTTAAATTAAATACTAGTGTTATTAATTGGTGTGTTGATGAAATAATTAAGAACATTAAACAATATATGGAATATAAAAGAAGTGTTAGTACATTACCGATGCCAATGGAACATTCTTTATTATTATCACAAAAAGGAACAAAAACATTAGAATTGAAGTACTAATTATCATATCATAAATAAAATAATTTATATAATATAGAATTAGTTTGTTTTAAAAAAAATGGGTAATAAATGTTCTATAGATAAAACAAAAGAAAGTGATGAAGAAAATATAAGCGATTATGATAAAACAATTTACGCAGAAAAAAGAGAAAAAGTTTTTTATGGAACAATTGCAATCTGTGTATTATATGCTTCATTTGCTATTTTACTATTATTAGCCAGTTATTTATCAGAAAAAGTTAAAAATATTTTATTAAATAATTTCTTACCTTTTATAATTGTTTATATAATCGGTACAATAATAATTGTTTTATATTTAATCGACCAAGTTGTTAATTTTAAACCTTATAAAATTGATAGAAATGGCGAATACGACAATTTAAGTTGTCCCGATTATTGGATTTTAGAAAAAATAGAAAAAAGCGAATCTGATAAAGATACTTTTAAAACTTTATTTAGTTCCAATCTTAATCCAAGTTTATTTAAATATCGTTGCAAATTAAATCCCGAAATATTTAATAGATTTGATATTTATAAAGCAAATGAGAATAACGGAAAACCATTTACTATTACTGCTGATAAAATAATTTCAGCTTCTGGTAATACAAATTATTATCAATATACAAATACTGGTAATGATAATAATATTGCAACCTCAGATCCAGTTAATGATAATAATCATTTATTTGTAAATGTTTTAAATAGTGTTTTAGACGAAAATAAAAATGTTTATAGTAATATATTTAAAAAAGATAATAATGTAAAACTTTCTTTTATTAAAAATGTTTTATATATGAATAATTATACAACTTTATCTGATTATAAAGATACTGATAATATAATAGTATTTCAAAAAACAATCAATTCAACTAATATCGATAATATAGCTGATTATAAGGTATTTGATATATCATATAATTATGATATTCATAATAGTGCAAATACTGATAAAATAACTAATACAGATTATATTAAAATTGATAAAACTAATATGGAAGATATAAAGATATATAAATCTACCAATTCTACTACATCAATTACAGGAGATACTCTTATTTATAATTTACCAATGATATGTGATAATACTTATCCAATGTTTTTGGCTGCAAATGATACAACATTAAGTAAAAGTGATAAAAATTATGATAATAATGTTTTTAGATGTGCATATTCATCCATATGTAAAGTCCCCTGGTCTGATATGAATTGTGATAAATACAATAAACAAAACTAATAATTATATAAAGAAATATTTATAACTAAAAATATATGTTTAAATATTTTAAAGGCGATTTATTAATATTTACTAATAGGGGATTAGTTAGAATTGATAATATTAAAAAAACAGATTTAATTCTTGCTGTTAATAAAAATGGTTCTTTTTATTATGAAGAAATTGATGAAATAGAAAAAGTTTATAAAAAAAAATATGTCTTAAATAAAGTCAATTTTCATAATTCCATTGATAGTTATTTTATAAATGATAATATAGAAATTAAGGCAATTCAAAATATTCCTTTAAATATTGATTATAATGAATTGCCGAATTATTTGAATTATAATAATTGTTGCATTGATAGTAAGATTGAAGATTTATCAACATTTGATTATGTTGGTTTTCCGACTAATATAATTTTTAATGATGAAAATAAAAAAGATAATAATTATTATAGATATCAGGGATTGTTGTTAGGACTTGGCAATATATCAACTTATATATTTGATAAGGAAAAAAATAATGAAACAATCGATTTTATTACTGCTTATTTAAAGGACAATAATCTTAATTATGAATTATTTGAAACTAAAAATACCACAAAAATAAATATTGATACAAGTCCTTCAATTCAATTAAGCGATTTATTTAAAATGAATAAAGAACAATTAAAACTATTGGCAAAAGGAATTATCGAAATTAATAATTATTTAATTATTAATAATAAACAATTGTATCATATAATTAAATATGCGTTTTTATTATTGGGAATATCAATCGTTTCTTATTATAAAGATGGATTTATTCACGTAAAAATATCACGAAAACTATTAACAAACCATTACAATTATCTAAATCATAATGATTTTATTTGGAATAAAATTAAATCAATCAAAAAAATAAATTATAACGGATTTTTATATTCTTTAAAATTAAAAACAAATAATTATTATATATCTGATATTGGTGTTATATCATAATCATAATTATAATCATTTATCTTGATTGTGTTCGTGTATTTGTCATTGATTTATTTCTATAGGATGATGTTGGAAACTCGTCTTTAATTAAATCCTTAAGTTCATCTTTACTATCTACAAAATAAATATAATTAGTATTATTTATATTTTCACTGTCTTCAATAGTAGAATCAAAAATCACGTATTTATCAGGATGTTTTGCATTATTAAATGTTATTTTATAAACAAAATATGAACGTCTCAAACTTATGCTATGTTTTTTTATTGTAAATGATTTATCTGGATAATTCATAAAAAGATTATAAAGAATATCATATACAATTTTACTATCTGTTTTAGGAATATAATATGATTTTTTATATATAATTTTTATTTCATTAGCATTTTCATTTTTCGCATTTTTTTTAATAGTTGTATATAATTTTGCTATTAAATCAATAATACAAATAATATCATTAAAAGTTGCAAGTTTTTTACTTTTGACCGTTAATATTATTTTCTGTTGAATTGTTAATGGTTTTTCGCTTTTATTCATTTTTAATCTTTTTAATCTATTTAATAATCATATAAATTATTTCATAACTGCTTTAATGTTTTTATGCGATTTATAATTATTTAATGTAAAATCTTCAAATTGTAATTGTTCTATCCATTTTATTTTTTCATCAATTGTTAAATTATCTATGTTATCTATTTTTTTATTTATGAATAATTGCGGAGCATCATATATAACATTATTTATTTGCTCCTTAACTTGTTCTAAATGTTCTTCGTAAATATGACAATCGCAAATACTAATGCAAATATCACATACCTTCATATTCATAACATATGCTATAATCATCGTTAATAAAGCGGTTGAAGCAATATTAAAAGGTAAGCCTAAAAATAAATCAGAACTTCGCATATACATCATACAACTTAAATATTCATCATCGTGTTTATAAAAATTATAACTAATATGACAAGGTGGCAATGCTTGTTCTTTTAATTGGCAAGGATTCCAAGCAGATATAAATGCTCTTCTACTATTTTTAAGCGTCAATTCTTCCAATAGATATTTAATCTGATCTACTGAACCATTAAATGAACGCCACTGATAACCATAAATATATCCTAAATATCCTTCTCTGAAATGTGATAATCCAACTGAATCTAAATATTCACGTGTTGAATTGCCTTTCCAAATATTAATCCCTTTTTCTTCAAGTTCTTTTGAATCCGTTGAACCTCGCAAAAACCATAAAAGTTCTTCCACTATTCCCCTAAAAAATACTCGTTTCGTTGTTAATAACGGAAATGTACAACCATTATTCACATTAAAACGCAAAAAAGAACCAAATGATGAATAAGTTATTCCGTTTCTTGTTTCTTTTTTTGCACCATTTATAAGAACGTCCTTAAGTAAAATTAAATATCCTTCTTCATTCATTGTAATTTTTATAATTATAATAATTATTATATTAGTATTTATATAATTTTAATTATAATTGTTCAATGGGTTGATATTTATTAAACTTTTCATTAAAAATACATTTATATTTAATTGTATAAGTTAAGTTCTTATCCTTAAAATAATTTCTTAATTTAATGCTATCTTTTAATGTTGGTATTAAGGCAATTCCGATTTTCGTTGATGTTAGTATGTTATAATTATCATATAAATAATAGATGTCAGCATCATCTGTTTTAGCAATCCATAATTCCTTATAATTTTCTTTGGTTTCAATTTCTTTTTTAATTGGTTCTACGTTAATATTAGAAGTAATTATAAAATTGGATGTGTTTAATGGAATGTTATCAATTGTTGCCTTAAACTCCGTTATGTCTTTAACCTTCTTTTGAACATTAATAATCACATTTTCATCAAAATTGAACAACTTGGGTTTATGTTTAAGATAATAAGAATAGAAATAAAGACCCCTTGATGTATAATTAAGGGTTTTCGATTTTTCTAATATTTCATTCAATGATTTTTTTGATAAGTAATAATAAGATTTGACT